CCGAGGTCTAAGAAAAAGTGATGATGGTAGAGAAACTACTTTATATGATATCAGCGATGACATTAGCTGGAAAAGTAGAAAAAACTTTTCACTTATACATTCTTCGGAAAGATTAAAAATATACGAAAAAGAAAAATTTAACCATAAATCCTATAAGGTACCTTTAAAATGAGTGAAAAGCTAGATATTAAACAATTTAAGCTTACCAATGATGATGAGATTTTATGTGAGGTTATCCACTGGGATGATGACGAAGGTACTGTTATTATAAAGGGAGCTGTTCGTATAATTAATATTGAAGATTATTCTCGAGGTGTAAGATTCTATTCTTTTAAGCCGTGGATAATGTTTCAAGATGATCTGAACGAAGTTTCGTTATTAAATGTTGGTCATATTATTGTAGAGGCAACACCTACAAAAGAAGTGTTAAAACATTACCATAAAACCCTAAAAGAAATTAGAAAACAGTTAGACGAAAGAACTCAAAAAAGATCTTTTCCGTTAGAGAAAGTAGCAGGAAAGATGGATGAAATGAGTGAAGAAGAATTCGAAAGCTATATGGACGATTTGGTAACAGAAGAATATGACGATGATTACCCAATGTTAGATTCGGATTCACCGGCAAATGTGATTAAGTTTAAACCGAAAGGCGGAACGTTTCACTAGTATTCATTCCCCGGCGTAACCTTAGCTTATTATACCGGAAAATACCAGAAATGTAAATCCCCTATTTTTTAATTTAAAAATAAAATTAAAAGGTTTACATTATAAGCCAAAAACGGTATAATAGTTACATTATGAAAGGACAGATATAATGGCAAAAAGAAAAAGTATTCATTATGTTAATAATGCTGATTTTTCTCAGGCAGTAGTTGAATACGTAGAAAAAGTCCAAGAAGCCAAGAAAAACGAACAACAACTTCCTATCGTACCTGACTATATTGCACAGTGCTTCTTAAGAATCTCTGAGGGTTTGTCTCACAAATCCAATTTTATTCGCTATACATATCGCGAAGAAATGGTAATGGATGCAGTTGAAAATTGTTTAAAGGCTATTAGTAATTATAATCTAGAAGCAGCTACCAGAACTGGTAAACCTAATGCTTTTGCATATTTTACACAGATTGCTTGGTATGCATTTCTACGACGTATTGCCAAAGAAAAAAAGCAGCAAGATGTTAAGTTAAAATATCTAGCTAAATCTGGTATTGAAAACTTTGTAGATTTAGATACAGCAGATCAGGCTGCAGGAAATGTAATAAGTACATTTGTTGATACCTTAAGAGATCGAATCGACAAAGTAAAACAGGTTGATGAAATTTATGACGATCTCTATAAAACCGAAAGAAAAAAAAGAAAAGCTAAATTAGCAGATTCTGATCTTACGGAATTTATGGAATGAGCTCAAAAATTTATACTATTCAAGTTCGGGAAGAAAATGACGATCTAGTTATTGATTTTCCTGAAGAGATTATGGAAACTACTAGGTGGAAAGACGGTGATGATCTAGAATGGATTATCCATGACACCTATGTTATATTGAGAAAAGCAACAAATGAAAATAGCAGTACTGAATGACACACATTGCGGTATACGTAACTCTTCCGAGATCTTTCTCAAAAACTCAGCAGACTTTTATTCAAAGGTCTTTTTTCCTTACTGTAAAGAAAATGAGATTGAGCAGATCTTACACCTCGGGGATTATTACGACCACCGTAAGTTTGTAAATTTTAAAGCCCTTAATCATAATAGGAAACACTTCCTAGATGTCTTAAGGCAAAATGGTATGAAAATGGATATCATTCCTGGTAACCATGACACATACTATAAAAATACTAATGATCTAAATTCTCTAAAAGAATGTCTTGGCCATTATATGAACGAAATTCATATTGTAATGGAACCAACTGTTATGGAATATGGATCTCTTAAGATTGCATTATTGCCATGGATCTGCGCAGAGAACTATGAAACATCAATGAGCTTTATTAAAGAATGTAAAGCTGATTGGCTTGGTGCACATCTAGAACTAAATGGCTTTGAAATGATGCGTGGTGTAACAAATGCCCATGGTATGAATCATAAACTATTTGATAGATTTGAATTAGTATTATCTGGCCATTTCCATGCTGCATCACGTCGTGATAATGTTTGGTATCTTGGAAGCCAGATGGAATTCTTTTGGTCAGATGCACATGATCCTAAATATTTTCATGTAATTGATACTGAAACACGCGAAATAGAAAAAGTAAATAATCCTTATACTTTATTTGAAAAAATTGTTTACAATGACGACAAAATGGATTATAATACATATGACGTTAAAAAACTAGTTGGCAAGTTTGTTAAGGTCGTAGTTGTTAATAAGCAAGATACTTTCTTATTTGATAAATTTATTGATCGTATACAGAACCAAGATATTCACGAATTAAAGATTGCAGAAAACTTTAACGAATTCCTTGGTGAAAATGTTGACGACGAAGGATTAGAAATTGAAGATACTGTACAGTTAGTAGATGACTATATTGATGGCGTTGATACAGATCTAGATAAAGATCGTATTAAGGTGAATATGCGTGAACTTATGACAGAAGCACAAGCACTAGAGATAGCATGATTATATTTAAGACGGTACGTTGGAAGAATTTTCTTTCAACCGGTAATTCATTTACCGAAATTAATTTATGTAATAGTAAATCAACACTTATTGTCGGCCAAAATGGATCCGGCAAATCAACTATGCTAGATGCAATATCATTTGCATTATTTGGCAAACCACATAGAAATATTAATAAGCCACAACTTATTAATTCTATTAATAATAAAGCATGTGTCGTTGAAGTAGAATTTAATATTGGTCAGAACCAATACAAAATTGTACGTGGTATTAAACCCCAGGTATTTGAAATCTGGAAAAACGAAACAATGATTAACCAATCATCACATGCAAAAGAATACCAAAAGATTGTAGAACAGAATATACTTAAGTTAAACCATAAAACATTCCATCAGGTTGTAGTACTTGGTTCATCTTCATTTATTCCGTTTATGCAATTATCGGCATCGCACAGGCGCGAGGTTATTGAAGATCTTTTGGATATTAACGTATTCTCTAAGATGAATGTCATATTAAAGGAAAGACAGAATATTATTAAAGACCAGTTAAAAGAAATTGGATACAATATTGATATTACTAAAAACAAAATTGAAACACAGAAAAAATACATTAGTGATATTAAATCTTTAACACAAGAGAATAAGAAAGAATATGAATCTAGGATACATGAATCGAAGAATCGTGTCGATGAATTACAGGCTAAGAATAGTAAGCTTAGTCTCGGACTCGATGCAGATCTATCAGAAGCCGATGAAAGGCTACGATCTTTACAGAATCGGAAACAGGACTTGCTCCTCAGAAGTCAAGATAGGCAATCGACTATCCGCGACCTCGAGAAGCGGATCTGCTTTTTCGAAGAGAATGAATCGTGTCCCGTATGCGAGCAGGCCCTTTCAGACGGCCATAAACATGAGATTTTACGGACAACAAAAGAAGATAGGAATCGGTGGAAGTCAACGCTTAAGCAAATTGGAGAAGAAGGCCAAGGAGTGGAATCGGAGATTAACCAACAGACTAGCCTACTTTCAACGCTTCGAGATAGGGTACATAAAATCACTGCCAATACCCGAGAGATTACGGCGATCAACTCAACGATATCTGATTACCAATCGTACCTAGAAAAAGAAGTTTCAGCAGATTTAAAAGCTGCCGAAGCTGATCTATCATCGATGGATAATGATAGAAGTAAGTTAATGGAAGAAAAATTCCGTATTAGCGAAGAATCTTCTTATAACTTTGTTATGTCTGAAATGCTAAAAGATACTGGTATTAAGACTAAGATTATTAAACAATATCTTCCTGTTATTAATAAATTAGTAAATCAGTACTTACAGGTATTAGATTTCTTTGTACACTTTGATCTAGACGAAAGCTTTAGTGAAACTATACGATCTAGACATCGTGATGAATTTACATATGCATCATTTAGTGAAGGAGAAAAACAACGTATTGATCTAGCACTTCTATTTACTTGGAGACAGATTGCTAAGATGAAAAACTCTGTAGCAACAAATTTGCTTATATTGGATGAAACATTTGACTCTTCACTAGACCATGAAGGTGTAGATAATCTACTTAAGATTCTTTATACACTTGGCGATGATACGAATATCTTTGTTATATCCCATAAAGGGGAAATCCTAGATGGTAAGTTTGGATCCAAAATTGAATTTAAAAAAGAAAAGAATTTCAGTAAAATTGCAGCTTAATGGTTTACAAATGAATCATTATGTGGTATAATTATCTAATAATAAGATATGGAGTTACATTATGGAATTAGAAGACGGTACTCTTCAGGTACTTAAGAATTTTTCTGCCATTAATCAGAATATTATGATTCGTGAAGGTAATACCCTGAAGACTGTAAATGAAGCTAGAAATATCATCGCTTATGCTGATATCAAAGAGCGATTTCCAAAAGACTTTGGAATATACGATTTAAACGAATTTATTGGTGTCCTGTCACTAGTTGATACACCTCGTCTTAAATTTAACGATGAGTATGTGACAGTTGGTGATTCCACCGGTAGATCAAAGGTTAAATATTTCTTCTCTTCGGAAGAGACTTTAACCTTGCCACCTCAAAAGGTTAATATGCCTGAAACTGAGGTTAAGTTTGTACTAACAAACGATACACTAAATAAGTTGAAGCGCGCTGCATCAACTCTAGGACATGAAGAAGTATCTATTTCTGGTAAAAATGGGATATTAAGTCTTTCTGTCGTAGATCAGAAAAACGCAACATCTAATCGATATTCAATCGATATTGATGGTGAGTTTAAAGAAGGATCAGAATTTAATCTAATCCTAAATATATCAAATCTCAAAATCTTGCCTGGCGATTATGATGTTGAGATTTCTTCTAAGCTTATATCACAATTCAGTCACAAAGAATTACCTGTGAAATACTGGATTGCTTTCGAAAAGACGTCTAAATTTGGAGTTTAAATAATGTCTAATCAAGTAGAACAACTACAAGATCTTGCTAATAAGTCTTCACGTAGTACCGTAGCAGTTATCGATGCCATGACTGCTCGTGGTGCATTTAAGGGTGAAGAACTTTCTACCGTTGGTAGTCTAAGAGACCAATGCATTAATATCATTCAAATCTGTGAGCAAATGACTCAAGATGCAGCAATGGAGGATGATGAAGATTAAGTTTACAAACTTACCTATTTGTGATATAATACCCTTTTGTTATGGAGTTTGTAAATGAATGATTTTCTCTGGGTAGAGAAGTACCGTCCTCGTAAGATTGCTGAGACCATTTTACCAGATGATCTTAAGCAAACTTTCCAGAGACTAGTAGATACCGGTGAACTGCCTAATATGCTTTTCACCGGTACTGCCGGCCTCGGTAAAACCACAGTTGCAAAAGCACTGTGTAATGAATTAAATGTCGATTACATTATTATTAACGGTTCTGAAGAAGGTAACATCGACACCCTTCGTGGCAAGATTAAACAGTTTGCCTCAACCGTTTCTCTTACAGGTGGATATAAAGTAGTTATCCTAGACGAAGCAGATTATCTTAATCCTCAGTCTACACAACCGGCTCTTCGTGGATTTATCGAAGAATTTGCCAACAACTGTAGATTTATTCTTACATGTAATTTTAAGAATCGTATTATTGACCCCCTTCATTCTCGTTGTGGCGTATACGAATTTAATACTACTAAAAAAGATTTAGCAGTTCTTGCACAAAAGTTCTTCGAAAGAGCTAAGTATATTCTAGACAATGAAGGGATAGTATATAATGAAAAAGCATTACCACCGATTATTATCAAACATGCCCCGGATTGGCGGCGGATCATCAATGAGCTTCAAAGACATGCTGTTCTGGGTTTTGATCCTAACCGGACTTCTGATTTGGGTGGATCCTTTGGCGATTTATATAAATCGTTAAAAGAAAAAGACTTTAAGAAAATGCGGTCATGGGTAACTAATAATATGGATACCGATGCATCTGCTATCTTTCGTGGTTTATATGATCAAATGTACGATTACCTTAAACCTCAATCTATACCGTCACTTGTATTAATTCTAGCAGACTATCAGTATAAACACGCATTTGTTGCTGATCATGAATTAAACGTTGTCGCTTGTCTGACCGAGGTTATGGCTAATGTTGAATTTGCGTGATCCTGAACAAACGACATTTATAATATCTATTATAGCTGGCATAATAGGAGGATTTGTTGCTGGCTATGATGGTACTATTATAGCAGGTTTAAGCGTATATGTTTTCCTTCGTGTTATGCAAAGAGGTATGTAATGAATCCATTTGAATATGTAAATGCTATTAATATGACTAAAAAGAATATTATGGTAGATGATATTGCTGAAAAGCAGTACGTACCATATATGACAAACCGTAGCCTGTCCTACTTTAATGATACTGTACTCATTGCAAATGTGATGAATATCAACCATCACCTAGATAACCGTCTTCAATTCGATTTTTTTATAAATATAATTAGAAAGCGGAAACGTTTTTCCAAGTGGTTCAAACCTGAATCCCAAAGTGATGTGGAAGTAGTCAAGGCTTATTATGGTTATAGCAA